AGCATACACATGGGTGCTTTTTGACTGCGACTATAATCTGAAAAGCAGTCCGACAGTTCGCAGGGAAGTTACAGGATCTCCGGTAATGGATTCTGATGTAGAAGTAACACTGATATTCGATCTGGATGGAAAAGAAATTTCCATGCGAAAGGTACAGCACCGGACGATCAGCAAGGACGGAGCATCTTACAAAGATGATAATAAATATTTTATCAATGATGTTCCAAAGAAAAAAGCTGAATTTGAATCATATCTTGGAATTGATATGGGACTTTTGAAAAGCTGCTCGAATCCGGAAGCTTTTTTAGTAAAAAAATCAGATGAAATGAGAGCATATTTGTTTTCGCTTTCAGAATCTTTTTCAGATATGTATGTTTGCATGGAGAACGAAAGCCTTCATGGACTGGCAGAAAAGCTGAAAGATTATTCAGTTGAGGAGTTATCTGCCATGAATAAGAAAAAGAAATCGGATATTGAGAAAGAGCTTCCGGTTCTGGACGGACAGATTAAGGAGAAAGAACGAGACATCAAGTTAAAATCCGACATGGATGTATCTGATCTGGAATTGCAGAGAAATACACTGAAAGAACAGATTGCAGAGAATCTGAAAAAACAGGCTGATAGTCAGAACATTTTGAAAGATTATGAAGCTGCGACTGACGGAATTATGGAGCTGAAATTCAAACTGTCAGATATGCAGAATCAGGCGAATAATGCTCTTTCTGAAAAAGTCAGGGAAATCAGGAGCGAGATTGCAGAAAAAACAGTCGAAAAGCGGAGATTAGAAATTGAGTCTGACAATTACAGCCGGAAAGTAGAAATATTGACAGATTCAATTAAGAGATTGACCGAAGATAAGCAGAAAATGGCTGAACTTTGGAAGCAGGAGAAAGCAAGAGTATTTGACGAAAACAGTACCGTGTGCGTCTACTGCGGGCAGGAATATCCAGATGACAAGAAAGAACAGCTCCGGTCAGAGTTTGCTGTCAGAAAAGAAGCTGAGTTAAAACGGATTACCGATAAAGGAATGTCGCTGAAAAAGACGATTGAAGAAGATGAACAAGAAGTCGAGAAACTGAATGATTCTTTGAAAGAGACAACTGAAGATATCAGAAATATCGAAGAAGAGATTCGACTTCTCAAAGAAAAAGAAGCAAAAATTCCGGTTGCTGCGGATATTTCCGGTAATGAAGAATATAAGAAAATTCAGGACCAGATTGCTGAAAAGGAAAAGTACCTGGAACAGTTTGGAAACGCTTCTGATCTGAAAGGACAGCTTAAACAGGAAGAATCGGAGCTAAACGAACAGCTGAGAGCCTGCGAACAGAAAATTGCACAGTCGGATACTTCCGCAGAAGAAGAACGACTGGAAGAACTGAAAGCAAGAAAGCTTGACCTGGGGCAGAAAAAGACGGATGCAGAGCATATACTTGACCTTCTGGCAGAACTGGAAAAGAAGAAAAACGAGCTGATTTCTGATGAAGTCAACAGCCATTTTGGACTGGTTAAATGGAAGTTGTTCGAGAATGCAAAGAACGGCAATTATAAATCTGTATGTATTCCACAGATTGATGGAAAGTCAATTCTGACCACCATCAGCAATAAGGGAAACCGGATTCTCGGGAAACTGGATATTTGCCGGAGTATCCAGAAAATCGAGGGCATTTCAGTTCCTATTTGGTTGGACGATTGCGAGTCGTTAGACTCTGAAAATCAGAAGAAGGTTATTGATATGGTGGACGGACAGCTGATTATGCTGATCGTAAATGATGGAAAAGAATTAAAAGTGGAGTGAGAAAGAATGACGCTATATTTTTATGAATTGGACAGGACGTATGCATTTCTGAACGGAACTGGGATAAAAATTCGGAAATGCGAAGCAAAAGAAAGACCAAAAACATACGTACCGTTGAATGAGAAGTTTTTTCCGAATTATGTATACTCTGTAAGAAAAGAAGAGATAGGGGAAGTACTGAATGGAAGTACGGTTATTTTGGAAAAGCCGGATTTTGAACTTGCAAAAATAATTTTTATGAAAAGGTTGAAACTTGAGATTCAAAAAAAGGAAAAAGAATTAGAACGCCTGGAAAAAATTTATGATGCAGTTTTGGAAAGCGAGGAAAAATAAAATGGCAAAATTTAAAGTCAGACAGGACGCAAATTATGCAGTAGGGCATTTGCGCTACGGTCACAGAGAGGGAACCATTGAAGCTGATTCGAAAGAAGATGCTTTAAACAAGCTGAAAAATGATGGATATACAGACTATCTTGATTTTGTTTTAGATGATTATGAGCTTGAGGACGTTGATTACAGTGGCAATGATTTTGAAATCGAAGAAAGTGAGGAGTAAAAATGAGTAAAGCATTGGATATGGCAAGATAACTGGTTAAGAAGCTGGAAGAAGAGGAAAAACAGTCGAAAGTGCAGCTTTCAACTTTGAATCCGGGAGATGTATTCAAAATTGGAGAGCATGATTTTATTGTACTGACGCAGTACAGAGAGGAAACGGCAGTAATTTCCAAAGGATTCATGGCTGAAAATGTGAAATTTGATGATGATTCGAGAAACTATAAAGAGTCAAATCTGAAAAAGGTTATCGAAAATCTGATCCAGCCGGTTATTGAGAAGGAAGTCGGATCAAAAAACCTTATTGAGCATGAGGTTGATCTGACAAGTGTAGATATGCAGGACGAATTAGGAAGAGATAGATGCAAAGTCAGGCCTATAACATTTGATGAAGCACGACAGTATAACGATTTACTGGTTAATAAAAACCTTAAGGCTTTGTGGTGGACATGCACACCTTGGAGCACAGAAGATAGAGGACGGAAATATTCAATTACCGTTGTTGCTCCGTCCGGCGGTATCAACTACGACAATTGCGTCATCGACCTCGGTGTTCGCCCGTTTTGTATCTTTTCTTCTGCAATCTTTGAATCAGAGGAAAAATAAATGGCGGAAACAGAACTAAAAGTAATTCTGAAAGCAAAGGTCAGAACTGGTTAGATCTGGGAAATTGCATTAAGTTGTGCCACTCGATGGATTTATATGTAAAAGAATTATTGGAGGAATAAGTGATTATGGCAAATACACAGGTAGCAGAAAAGAAAGCATTTACGACCTCTTTAAGCGTATGGTCAAATGAAATTACAGGCTTGATCGCAAGGGATTACGAGACTTGTGGAGTGCAATTTGATGATTATGCAAAAAAATGCGCTATGGAAGCGATGACCAGTATTTACACACTTGTAAAAAATGACAGTAAAACGGATATTAACAATATTGACAAGAGCAATCTGCGGCAGATTGTTGAAAACTGCGCCAGCCTTAAACTGAACGCTGGTTCCAATCCGCGAGAGTGTTTCTTCCAGCTTAGAAGTGTGAAAGTTGGGAACGACTGGATGAAAGTCGTTGAAATGGGTATTGAGGGTGATGGATATGATGCGTTACTTTCCAATTTCGGTAAAAACGTAAAGCAGGTATACCCGTTCTGGGCTGTTAAGGAAGGTGATGTATATGTGTCACCGAAACATCGTGGATTGGAAGTTGCCCCTCCGGAGTGGGAGGAGAAGGGCCTGTCAGACAAAGTGGTTCGGGTAGTATATCCGGTAAAGTTGACAGACGGAACCGTAACATACCTGATTGCAGAGCGTGATGGGGTAAAGGTAAATCTTCTGGCTCATGTAAAGCAGAATATGATGAACGCCACATTTGGCATTTGCGCTGACAGATTCAAGGCAACGGAAAAGCAGAAAGAGGAAATCAAGGCGAAGAAAACGGAGGTTCTGGATGCTATGAGAGCTTGCAAGACCGTGGATGAAATGTTGAAATGCGAGCTTGCCAGACCGTTTATCAGCGGTGCGTGGCTGGACACACCTGAAAGTATGATTCAGCGCAAGATGCGTAACAATGCAATCAGAAAATTTCCGAAGAATTACGACCCGATGGCCCGGCAGGCGCAGCTTGAAATGGACGAGGTGTACCAGGCATCGAAGGCGGAGATCGAGGAGAATGCAAATTCTATGGATTTTGAACCGGAAGAAACTGCTGGAACAGTGACCGAACCGGACGGGCAGCAGGCAATGCCGGAGTTCATGAAGGAGGGATAAAATGAGAGTAATTTCACAGGATGGAACGATTGATGTTCCGTATGAAAATTTTGTATTTGGAATAACTTTAGATAATTATATATCGGCGGTTATGGATACAGCAGTAAGACCAACTGGAGTTGTGAATGGAATTATGGCTAAATATTCATCCAGAGAAAAAGCACTGAAAGTAATGGAATTGTTGAGAGAAGCGTATATCAGTATGCCTATCGTAATGCAGAATGTTGATGTTTCAGGAGATGTGGCAAAGGAATTTGAAAGATTAGGGAAATGTGGTTTGATGGTACGAGCAGGAGGAGAGCCACCAAAAATAGAGTACATTAACAATGCTGTTTTCCAGTTTCCGGCAGACGATGAGGTGAAAGTATGACTCTTAAAGAACGGGTGATTGTAGAAGCCTACACAGGTTATTGTATGACAACCGGAGAGGAAAGAGAAGAACTCTATAAATACATAGCGAATGCTATGGGAAGACCGATTTTTTCTCATGAACTTGCAGATGAAGAAATTCTAAGCGAATTGCACGATAAAGTTAAAACGGATTTTATCAGGCTTTGCAGAGGAGAGGATGTAGAAGCATGATTTTAAAAACCGTAGAGAGTGGAAGCTCTGGCAATTGCTATTTGCTCATTGCAAACAGCGGAGAAAAACTAATTTTGGATTGTGGAGCACTAGCAAAGGAAATTAAGAAAGGGCTGAACTGGGAAATCAGAAATGTTTCCGGGTGCGTTGTAACACATCAGCATGGGGATCATGCGTGCTCAGCCAAGTATCTTTCTAATATTGGAATACAAGTATTTGCTCCTTGCTTAGGAAATGCTTCTGCAAACTTCAAGGGAGAATGGATTATCAGAGCTTTTGAATTGACAACGGTGGATGGCAAATGGACTCATACAAACGGTGATGGCTCTGAATGCCCGTGTTACGGTTTTTGGATTCATCACCCAGAGATGGGGACAATGATTTATGCAACTGATACAGAACTGATTAAGTGGCGGTTCAAAAATGTAAATCACATTTTACTTGGTGTTAATTATGACCCGGAATTATTATCCGGTGACGATGCAAAGAAAAACCATGTTGTCCGGGGACACATGAGCATTGACACGGCTTGCGACTTTGTGAAAGCCAATGCATCAGATCAGTTGCAGAACGTTATTATGTGCCATTTATCAAAAGAAAATGCAGATGCCGGTAAATTCATTGAAAAGATGAAAAAAGCCGTTCCAAACGTCAATGTGTGCGTTGCGGAGCCGGGAATGGAATTAGTGTTAAGAAATCCGGGCGAATGCCCGTTTTGAGGTGAAAAATGAAATTTTTTAAAACAGTTGATGAAAAATTGAATGATATTGGATTCGTTAAAATCGAAGAGGATAAGTATGGTGTAAGGTACGAGAGGAAAAATAGCAAATATAATTTTACTCAATCTGTAGATATTCTGCATAAAGCTTCTGGTAGACACATTTTACAGTCTTATGATAGTGAGTTAATAGATCAGAAAAAGATTGGAAATACATGCGTTGGGCTTACCGGATATGAAATGAAACTTTTTTTGAAAAAAATGAAAAAAATAGGTCTTAATACAGGCAGAAAAGAGGTTTCATATTATGAATAAGGTAATTTTAACAGGTAGATTCGTCAAAGACCCTGACGTAAGATACTCAAACGGAGAGAAAACAACTGCGGTTGCGAAATTTACTCTGGCAGTAGACAGGAGATTCAAAGGTGATGGAAATCCGACGGCTGATTTTATCAATTGTGTAGCGTTTGGGAAATCCGGGGAGTTTATCGAAAAATATTTCCGTAAAGGTATGAAAGCTAATATTTGCGGACGGATTCAGACCGGCTCTTATACGAACAAGGACGGAAACAAGGTCTACACTACAGATGTTCTGGTGGAAGAGATTGAGTTTGGTGAAAGCAAGAACAGCAATCAGCAGAGCGAAGCTCCGGCTAATCCAAGTAATGCAGTTAATCCAATGACTGATGAAAACGGTTTCATGAACATCCCAGATGGAATTGACGAAGAGTTACCGTTTGCTTGATAGAGAGGGTGAGAAAATGAAAAAATTTGAACTTACAGCAGAATATGTGACCAATATTTTTGGAAAAAAGCTATTCAGAATCAAGGCTCTGGTGGCGTTCGGTGATGTTGAAGAAGGAGACCTGGGAGGATTTATTGAGAAAGAATCTAACCTCGGCAATGATGGTAATGCATGGGTCTCCGGTGATGCACGGGTCTACGGTAATGCACGGGTCTACGGTAATGCACGGGTCTACGGTAATGCACAGGTCTCCGGTAATGCACAGGTCTCCGGTAATGCACAGGTCTACGGTGATGCATGGGTCTCCGGTGATGCACGGGTCTCCGGTGATGCACAGGTCTCCGGTGATCTGGACTATGCAACGGTTGGAGGTTTTGGCAGTGAGCAGCGGACATCTACATTCTTCATCCGGAAGGATGGAGCGATAGGTGTCATATGTGGATGCTTTTGCGGAACCATTGAACAATTTAGAGCGAAAGTAAAGGAAACGCACAAAGACAGTAAATACGCACAGGAATACCTGATGATCGCGGATCTGATGGAATTACATTTTGCAGGAGGAAAAGAAGATGATGAACGATAATATGGTAGTTAAACCAAGTGATGAGATGAACCTTGCCGAGGTGGTGGTGAATACAGGAGAAATTCTGACCGGAATTGAAAGTCTTGTGTGTGATATCGGCAGAAAACTGTACGGATATGATATGGATCAGAAAAACGTTGAACAGGTAAACTGCATGGAGCAGGCACTTGTTAGCAATCGCGAGAGATTAGCCGAAATCCGTAACAAGCTGGAGGTTATTTGCAGGAGGCTCTAAATGACACAGAAGATGGTGAGAACCAGTAACTCATACTGTCGCCAATGTGCCTATGGGATAGACATGGGAGGAAAGACAAGGGTTGACTGCAATTATTATCTGGATACCGGACAGCGGCGGAATTGTGATGTAGGCTGGTGCGACAAGTACCAGCCGAGAAAGAGGAAGAAGAAATGAAAGTAGTAGACAGATTGACCGAATATGTTGACGAGCGGCATTTCCGAGTTGTTGGCTCTAAGGCCATCAGATGCCGAAAACCTCGGATCACGCAGGTTATTGATACGGCTCTGGCAAAGCTGTTTGAGCTGGAGGAAGCCGGAGCGGACTATAAATTTACATATACGATCTGTGGTATATGCGACATGGAATACCGGGATCCGGTGAATGCGCCGTTTGCATATTGCCCGTATTGCGGTAGCAAGCGGAAAAAATAATTGAAAGGAGTAAGAGGTTTGCTGGCCAGCGTGAAAGAGCTCTTTACTCCGTAGAAAATGGAATCAGTACAAGAAAGAATGGAACGGCTGGGAACGTATGAAAAGATAGCATCCTTCATGCAAAAGGAAAAACAGCCGTATGAATTTAAGCGGAAATACGCACAGATTCGGGCAGAGGAATTTGCCACGGAATGTGACGGACGAGGATTGAATTATCATGTATCGGTTGGCGGACTGGACAGCATTGTTCTGTACTTGTTTTTACATGAGGTCTGCAATATCAATGCTCCAGGAGTGAGTGCATCAATGCTGGAGGATAAGTCGATCCAGCGGGTACATAGAGCACTGGGGATTATCCGGGTACCACCGCTACGGAGAGAGGACGGGAAGCTCTGGACGAAAGCCAGAGTGATACAGGAATTTGGATTTCCGGTAATATCCAAAGAAGTGGCAGCCAAGATAGAATTGCTGCAGAACCCATCTGAGAAGAATAAGACGGTCCGGCATGCCATCATAACCGGTGAAACCGGAGAGTATGGAGGCTGGCAGAAGGATTCAAAAATGAAGCTGAAGCAGAGGTGGCTGGAGTTGTTTGGCGGGTATGAGAACGAGAATTAAGGATGTAATTATCAGAAACCGGATTTCCTGGTATCTTCCAAGTGCTGCTATTACCTCAAAGAGAAGAATTGTGATAACTGGGGTAAAGAGCATAACAGTGTTCCATATTTGGGACTGATGGCATCCGAAGGCGGCAGACGTGCCAAAAGCCTACGGATGAACGGATGTAATTATTTTGGAGCATCCACGATCAGATCAGCACCGTTTGCGATCTTCCATAGACAGGATATCTTGATCTTGGCACTGGAAATGGACCAGATGTGGAAGTCTGGACTGAAGGAAAAGTACCATGAGAAGCTTCTGGAGGAAGGAAAGATTGCAGAGAGCTTCCAGATGCCAGACAGCATCATTCCGGAGATCTATGGAACCATTGAGAAGAAACCAGACGGAACACTGTATACCACAAAGGCACAGCGCACCGGATGCAGTATGTGTGGATTTGGAATCCATATGGAAAAAAGACCACACAGGTTTGATTTGCTTTATGAGAGTAATCCAAAAGAATGGGATTATCTGATGTTCCACATGTGCAAGGATAAGGATGGAAATGATTATGGATGGGCGAAAGTCCTGGAATATATCGGTGTTGAATGGGATCCGACAACCATTGGCGGAAATTGCAAGGGACAGATGAGCTTAGAAGAATTTATGTAAGAGAAAGGAGCCGAGACTCTGGCCAGAGTGAAGCATATGCGGTCTCCTTTAGAGAATGACATATAAAGAATTTTTAGAAACAAAAATTGAACTTGCGACAGAGAGTGGATTCATAGTGGATCCGGGAGAAGTCAATAAGGCATTGAAACCACACCAGCGAGATGCAGTGATGTGGGCATTGAAAGGCGGCAGACGGGCACTATTTGAAAGCTTTGGACTGGGAAAGACCGTGCAGGAAATCGAGTTTTGCCATCTGGCAGCGGAACATAGTGGCGGACGTGCATTGATCGTGTTACCGCTTGGAGTAAAGCAGGAATTTACCAGAGATGCGGTGGAAGTTCTGGGGTATGAGAAACCAGAATACTGCCGGACAATGGAAGAAGTGGAACATAGTACCAGCCAGATCGTGATCACAAATTATGAGAGAGTTCGAGATGGAGACATCCGGCCAGATTATTTTTCGGCAACATCGTTGGATGAAGCGAGTGTACTCCGATCATTTGGCAGTAAGACATATCAGACGTTCCTGAACAAATTCAAGAACGTGCCGTATAAGCTGGTAGCAACGGCTACACCGTCACCGAACAAATATAAGGAGCTGATCCATTATGCTGGATATCTGGAAGTGATGGACACCGGACAGGCACTGACACGATTCTTTCAGCGTGACAGTACCAAGGCAAATAACCTGACCCTGTATCCAAACATGGAAGATGAGTTCTGGATGTGGGTGAGTAGCTGGGCATTATTCATCACCAGACCTTCAGATCTGGATCCTACATATTCTGATGTCGGTTATGATCTGCCGCCGTTGGAAGTAAGGTGGCATGAATTGCCGGTGCACTATGGTGATACTGCTGACAAGAACGGTCAGATGCAACTGTTTCAGGAAGCAGCGGAAGGACTAAAAGAAGCGGCAGCAGTGAAGCGTGACAGCATAGATCAGCGTGTAGCTGAGATGAAGAGAATCGTGGAAGAATCCCCGGAAGATCATTTCCTGCTGTGGCATGATCTCGAAAATGAGCGGCATGCAATTAAAAAGGCATTACCGGAGACCGTGGACATTTACGGATCTATGGACTATGACCTTCGGGAGCAGAGGGTGATTGATTTCTCGAATGGTAAGACAAAGCTGTTTGCTACAAAGAAATCATTATCGGGATCCGGATGTAATTTCCAGAGGTATTGTCACAGGGAAATCTTTCTGGGACTTGATTATGAGTTCAATGATTTCATTCAGGCGGTGCACCGGTGTTACAGGTTCTTGCAGCAATATCCGGTTGTGATCGACATCATTTACATGGAGAATGAGCGGCAGATCAAGGAAGCATTGCTGGAAAAATGGAAGAACCACAATCACATGGTTGCAAAGATGATCGAGATTGTAAAGAAATATGGACTGACCTCTGCAAATAAGGCAGAGCGGCTGGAAAGGAAGATGGGCGTGGAAGGCAGCAGAGAAGAAAGAACAGTGCGAGGACAGCATTATGAGGCGGTGTATGGAGATTGCGTGGAAGAGACAAGAGCGATGGAAAGCAACAGTGTGGATCTGATCCATACATCCATCCCCTTTGGTAATCACTATGAATACAGTGCAAATTACAATGATTTCGGTCATAACCAAAATACAGACCGGTTTTTTGAGCAGATGGATTATCTTACACCGGAACTGCTGCGGGTATTGCGCCCTGGCAGAGTGGCAGCAATTCATGTAAAAGACCGTGTGCTGTTTGGTAATGCGACAGGTACCGGAATGCCGACTATTGAACCATTTCATGCACAGTGCATCAGCCACTATATGAAACACGGCTTCCAGTATTTTGGAATGATCACAGTGGTAACGGATGTGGTTCGTGAGAATAACCAGACCTACCGGCTGGGGTGGTCGGAGCAGTGCAAGGACGGATCCAAGATGGGAGTAGGATGCCCGGAGTATATCCTGCTTTTTCGGAAACTTCCGACAGATAGATCCACGGCATATGCGGATATGCCGGTCAAGAAGTCCAAGGAGGAGTATACAAGGGCACAGTGGCAGATTGATGCTCACGGATACTGGAGGTCATCTGGAGACCGTCTGATCAGCAAGGAAGAGCTGGAAAACATATCCGTAGATAACCTGCAGGCAGTGTACCGGAAGTACAGCCGGGAAAGCATATACAGCTATGAAGACCATGTGAATCTGGCAAAGAAGCTGGATGAAAACGGGAAACTCCCGGCTACCTTCATGGTGGTTGCACCGGGATCCTGGAATCAGATGGAAGTATGGGATGATATCAACCGGATGCGTACCCTTAACACAACACAGAGCCGCAGACGCGCACAGATGCATGTGTGTCCGTTACAGCTGGATATTGTGGAGCGGATCATCAATCGTTACAGCAACGAGGGAGATACGGTTTATGACCCGTTTGGAGGGCTTATGACGGTGCCTATGACAGCAGTAAAGATGCACCGGTATGGAAAAGGCTGTGAGCTAAATCCAGATTACTTCCGGGATGGTGTTGGATATCTGCAGGCTGCAGAGAACGAGGTGGATGAGCCGACACTGTTTGATTTTATGGAGGTATAGGTTATGAGTAAATCAAAATATGCCAAGACCAAAGCCGCAGGGCAGCTGGTAGGTATGAGCAGATACGGGAAACAGTTTGGACAGCAAGCACATTTAGTGAATGCGAATAACCGGCAGATGAGGAGAATGCGAAAAGATGATTCACGGTGAATTGATAGTAGATAATTTTGCTGGTGGTGGCGGTGCTTCCACTGGTATTGAGCTGGCAACAGGATACAGTGTGGACATAGCCATCAATCATGATCCAGAAGCCATCCGAATGCACAAGATGAATCATCCTAACACGAAACATTATTGTGAGGATGTATGGCAGGTAGATCCAGTAAAAGCCTGTGGAGGATATCCAGTAGGACTGGCATGGTTTTCACCGGACTGTAAGCATTTTTCAAAAGCTAAAGGCGGTAAGCCAAAGGACAAGAATATCAGAGGTCTGGCATGGGTAGCCTGCCGATGGGCGGGACTTGTGAGACCTAGAGTTATCATGCTGGAAAATGTGGAAGAATTTAAGACCTGGGGACCGTTAAACCGGAGCCATAGACCGATTAAAAGTAAGACAGGAAAAACCTATCAGAAGTTCATTCAACAGTTGCAGGAGCTTGGATATGAAGTACAGACAAAGGAGCTTGTGGCAGCAGATTACGGTGCACCGACTATGAGAAAAAGGTTCTTTCTGATCGCCAGGTGTGATGGAGTGCCGATTATGTGGCCAGAGCCGACACATGGACCGGCAGACAGTGAGGCGGTAAAAGCCGGATTGTTAAAGGCATATGTTGGAGCATATACGCAGCTTGATTTTTCGTTGCCGTGCCCGAGTATCTTTGATACATCCGAAGAGATCAAGGAAAAGTACGGGATCCGGGCGGTACGTCCACTGGCACCCAAGACAATGGAGCGTATTGCCAGAGGATTGAAAAAATTTGTACTGGAAAATCCGGAACCTTTTATCATCCAATGCAATCATGGCGGTGAGCGTAGACCGAACGACATCAGAGAGCCGATGCCGACTATCACTGGGAAACATGGTTACGGTGTGGTAGAGCCTTATATGATACCTATTGGTTACGGAGAAAGGTATGGACAAGCCCCAAGAGTGCATGATGTGGAGAAACCATTACCCACCATCGTCGGAAATGGAAAACATTATTTATGTGAACCATATATGGTACAGATCGGTCAGACAGGATTCGCGGCGGATAGAAGTAAGGATGTAAGAGATCCGCTGACTACGATTGTGAGCAAAAATGAGCATTGTCTTATTGAGCCTAAACTTGCACCATATATGGGCACCAATACAACCAATCATCCGGGCGGAAGCTGCGAAGATCCGTTGCATACCATTACAACCGGCAACCAGCAATGTTTAATCAGTCCAACACTGATTCAGTACCATTCCGAGACCGCACGAGGAGAAGTCCGAGGGCAGACAATTAAAGACCCGATCATGACAGTGGATGGATCAAACAGATATGGACTGGTTACATCATTTTTAAGCAAATTTTATAAGAGCGGTACTGGGCAGGATATTAGGGAGCCATTACATACTGTGACCACATCGCCTGGGCACTTTGGAGAAGTCAGAGCATTTTTAATTAAATATTACGGTGATTGCACCGGACAGGATATCAAAAATCCGCTTGATACTGTTACGACCAAAGATAGATTTGGGCTTGTGACCATTGCAGGGGTAGATTATCAGATTGTTGATATCGGGCTGAGGATGCTGGAACCACGGGAACTGTACGGATGCCAGGGATTCCCGGAAGATTACATAATAGATCATGATTACACCGGAAAGATATATCCGAGAGCAGAGCAGGTCAAGCGTTGTGGAAATGCGGTATGCCCACCGATTCCGGCAGCAATGGTCAGAGCTAATCTGCCAGAGCTTTGTGTGGCGGAGAGAATGCCGAATATGCGAATACAGGCAGAACAGACCGGACAGCTCCGGTTTGCGTAACTCAACTTAACTCGAGTTAACTCAATTAACGAGTTAAATTAACTCAACTGATGAGTTGGAGGATAGAAGATGAAAAAACTTGATGAAATCTTAAAAAATGAAAGAATCTGGGGACATGAGATTATGTTCCAGTTTCACTCAGCCTGGGTGAAGCTGCCAGAATGCGGAAAGTGCAGTGTAATCTGGAGTGACTGCGAGGACGGCATGGAACATGTATCCGTATCGCCAAAGAAACAGTTCAGGATGCCGAGCTGGGACGATATGTGTGTTCTGAAGGACATCTTTTTCGAGTATGAGGAAGAAGCCTATCAGATCCATCCGAAGAATAGCCAGTACGTGAATGATGTTGAGAACTGCTTGCATCTCTGGAAGCCGAAAGGGCATGAGATTGATGAGCTGACGAAGTTGGAGAAGAAGAGCCGGTGGATACCGGTGAGTGAGCGGTTGCCGGAAGATGAAAGAGCGTATCTTGTAACTCTTAAAAAGACGTATGGAGAGCCAGAGGTATTTTGTGGAATTGCAAACTATCTGAAATTTGGAGACGCGGGATACTGGAATGAGAAGAAATATGGGTATCTCGAATGGGATAAATATTCAGATGGGTGCGGTGGAACAAAGGCGTATAAAGTAATCGCTTGGATGCCACTGCCGGAGCCGTGGAGAGGAGAATGAGTATGTACTGTAATGGAAACTGCGAATTTCTGGATAAAAAACGCAAGAAATGCAAAGCGGACGGAACAATTGTTGCATATATGAGAGTAAGAGGTAGAAACCTGGCATATGCCTGCTATGAACATAGAGTAGGCTGTGTGAAAGATAGGGAGGGAGAAGCTGATGGAGAAACTTAAACCGTGCCCGTTCTGTGGAAAAACACCAAAAATCGAACATTGGTCAAGTGGAGGAATGATGTATATGGTAAAGTGCAACAATCCTGATTGTCCTGTGCCGGTAGTGTCTTATCCGGCAGGACATAACCTGAGTGAGGTAATTTCCGAATGGAACAGGAGGCAGTGATGAGCGGTAAATATGTAAGAGTAGATGATGTGATGGAACTCATAAATACTTCTAATCGTGGATCCTGTGATTACTTTATCGTAGATCAGATTGAAGAATTATGCAGTTCAGAAAAAATATACGATCTGGACAAGGTTGTGGAGCAGTTGGAAAAGAACGGACAGAAAATGAGTGAAGCTAAGTCAAACAAACTGTATGGAAAATCTACTCCGGGATGCCATAACTACTATAAAGCAATAAGCGTTAAAAGAGCAATCGAGATCGTTAAAGGCGGTGGTGCAGATGGCAATTAAACCGATATTATTTAACACCGAAATGGTTCGGGCGATTTTGGACGGGCGGAAGACCTGCACACGGCGGATTGCGAAAGGATTTATTCCAGATGATGCATTATGGGGATATACAGCATTTACTCCTAAAGGATATATATCTTGTAGAGGGGTGTATGCCGATGGATACGGCGAAGGATTTTACAAATTGCCGTATCAGCCGGGTGACCTCCTGTATGTTCGAGAAACATGGGGTATCAGCAATATGGACGATGAAAGCAAGATGGCCTATATAGTATATCGAGCATCTGAAGACCAGGAAAACGAAGGCTGTCGAGAAGTGCATCTCCCAGATGAAAAATTTGAAAAGATGTATGAATCTATGGCGGAAAGTGAACCAGAATGGCACCCATCCATCCACATGCCGAAAGAAGCCGCACGTATCTGGCTTAAGGTTACGGATGTACGGGTGGAGCGGTTGCAGGATATTACAGAGGATGGAGTGTGGGATGAAGGATTTAAATTTAAACCGCCATGCTTAACCAGAGTATCAGCAGATGGACATACTTGCGATTTAGATGGTCCATGTATGAGCAGTATTAAATATTGCGACATGACTATGGGAGAGTTGTTTGGCAGGGAATTATGGGACAAAACCATTAAGAAATCAGACCTTGACCGCTACGGCTGGGATGCGAACCCGTGGGTCTGGGAAATAGAATTTGAGCGGTGTGAAAAACCGCAGGAGGTAAACGATAATGATTAAGATTTTTGCCGGAATAGGCATGGGTTGGGTGCTCTATGTCGCATACGTATTGCTGAAATGCAGTCTGGAAAGATTCAAAAGGTGGAGAAAGACTGGGTGCAAGGTCAAAATGCTCTGCAAACCACATGTGTATGGTTTTTATTATATGTGGCCAAACGATGGAGAAGTGACTCTAAAGTGCAAAAAATGTGGGAAGGTCAAGAAACTGTATGTTGATGTGGAATCGTTCAAAGGAGTGTTTGACGAAGTATGAGCAAAAAAGTGAAATGCGGTGAATGTTACTGTCTGATGCAGTGGATGCTACCACAGGGAGTCACGAAGAAAAATTACGAATATGCAAAAGTTTGTCTGGAAGCTGTAAAGACAACCGGTGTGTGCGGTATTACCAGCAGAACAAAGCGCAAGGATCACAAGCAGTATTGCAAACACTTCAGACCGGTTGATAAGTTGGAAGACATAGATGAGCGGATCAAACGTCTGGAAGAAAAGATTAGAAAGTATGAGAAGGAGAACGGGCTATGAGAGAGATTCTTTTCCGTGGGAAACGGATTGATAATCCGGAACTGTTGGAGGAAAGCAATGAAGGGGAATGAAGCAGAAATCTTACCGAGGGATATGCAGGAGTATCGTGAATTAACAGACCGTGTAAAAGCCATCTATGGAGATCAGATGACTCTGAAAGATATGGTGGATGTAATGGAACGAATAATCCGGGAGCCTGGCAGAAAAGATCCGGTCAATGCCAGAATCCTTACATACGATGAAGCGGCCATGTGGGATGAATACAGGAAAATCGGTACGGTGGAAGAATGCCGGGCGGCTATGGAGAAGCAGAGAAAGAAACTTGTGAAAAATCAATATGGAACAAGCTATATCTGGAAAGCTGGATATTGCCCTGTATGTGGCTGCGGAGTTACAGCAAGATGGGATTATTGCCAGTGCTGTGGGCAGAAGTTGAACTGGGAGAATGCATGATGTCACGAAATAAAGAGGAGCGGGCAAGAATGGAGGGCATGGCACAGGCTCTACGAATTGCCAAATCAAAAGGTGTTGAAGGACTTGAGGAAGAATTAAGGATGAGGAATATTGTTGATCTTCCGTGTGCCGTCAGCAAGACTGCCATGAATGAATGCATTATGCGGATAAAGAACAACACAGTTGATACAGTCACTATTTTATCGGCATATATTCTTCACGAAAAATTTGGTTTTGGGAGAACAAGACTAGACAGATTTATTCATGAATTTAATTTTCAGGCAGAATGCTTGATGGATGATTATTTCACATGGGACGACCAGATCGAAGTTCTCCGTCAGGAATGCGGACTTAACCTTGAAATCAGGAAGAATGATAAGGATGTGAGAATTTGACAAAGGATTTTAGAAAAGTGTTTGCAATGAAAGCAGAGCGCGAAAAAAGAATTAAGAAAATTTGTCCCGACATCCCTAATTCCAGTGGAATATATGTATTTTACAGGATTGATGAAGCTGGAATCAGGAGAGCTTATTGCGGACAGGCAGTAAATCTGCTGGAAAGATGCGCGTCACATTTAGGAGAGTATGACCATATAGCATTAAGCCTTAAAAAACACGGATTTTACAGTAATGAAAATCCATACGGATGGAAACTGGATTACAGGACATATCCTAAGTCAGAATTGGATGATAAGGAAGTTGAAACTATTAAATCGTTTGCGGATAAAGGTTTTCAAATGTATAACGTCACAGCGGGCAGCCAAGGAAAAGGGAAACAGGTAACAGGGCAGTACAAGCAGCCTAAGACGTACTCGCAGGGCATACAACAGGGCAGAAAGAATATGGCTAGGGAATTATCGTCTATAGTAGAAAAACACCTTAAAATCGAATTGAGAGCGGATAAGGCTAACAACAAGGTGTCACAGAAGCAGTATGAGAAGTTTAAGGAATTGCTGAAGGAGGGAAAAGGTGAAACCAATTCTTGATGTATGTTGTGGAAGCAAGATGTTTTACTTTGATAAAAACAATCCCAATGTAGTTTTTATGGATTGCAGAGAGTTAGAGGATACCCTTTGTGATGGACGCAAGCTAGAAATAAAGCCGGACATCATAGGGGATTTCCGCAATATTTCCTTCCCGGACAACACATTTCATTTAGTTGTATTTGACCCACCCCATTTAATTAAGGTTGGTGATAATTCGTGGTTGGCCAAGAAATACGGAAAATTAACAGACACTTGGTCAAGTGATATTAAGAGAGGCTTTAGCGAGTGCATGAGGGTACTTAAACCTTGCGGAACGCTTGTCTTCAAATGGAATGAACAGCAGATAAAGTTATCAGAGATATTAAAAAGTATAGATTACAAGCCTATATTCGGAAACAAAAGAGCTGATACGCACTGGCTTGTGTTTATGAAAGTGGGTGAGGGCAATGAATGACTATTACACAAATTACACCTGCTCAAGCGGACACTGTCCTCTAATTGTCGAAGAAGAAAAATACGGAGTAAGAACTTCAACTTGTGAAGATTATTGCGGAAGTGGTTTTGGCGGTTGCAATAATTGTTACTTTGAAAACAGCGAACTTTGTGAGGAATGTGTGCATAAGGCTAATAATTCAAATGCAGAGATTAAGGAATTGTTGAAAGAAGGGAATACAGAGTGATAACCGAACGAGATGAATGCTGTGGTTGTGCAACGGAATCATATCCTTGCCTTGGAGATAGCTGCCCTAGAAGACATACGGAAGTGCTGATCTGTGACGAGTGTGGGAATGAAGTAGAAAAATTATACAAAGTGGACGGAATGCAGTTATGTAGCCGATGCGCTTTGAATGAACTGGAGGAAGTTGATTATGAAAGAGAAAGAAGCTATTGAATATCTGAAAACAAAATATTTGCACCCAGATAGTCCGGCTAATCCGTCAAAAGAGCTATGCATTATGCATAACGAGGCTCTTGATTTGGCAATTGCCGCCTTGAAAGAAGAGGATAAGCGGAAGAAAAAGAGTGTTACGTTAGAGCAGATCAAAGAAATTGTTGATTATTTGAATCAAGTATGCGGAACGAGATACAAATACAATAACAAGCAGACACAGTCTTACATAAATGCCAGATTTTCCGAAGGATATACGATGGAAGATTTCAAGAACGTGATCGACAAAAAGGCAAAGGAATGGAAAGGTACGCAGTTTGAGCAGTTTTTGAGTCCCGGAACGCTGTTTTGCACCAAATTTGAGAGATACGTTAATCAGAAAGAGAAAGTCTTCAGACCAAAAGGACAGCAGGACATTTTAGGCGAGTGGAGGGATAGCTGATGACCAGAGAAGAGACACAAAATCTTCTGGCAATGATGCAGGCAGCATATCAGAATTACAATCCTCCGAGTAAAACAGCTGCGGTAAATGTCTGGCATATGATGTTGCAGGACTTTGACTGGAAGCTTGTGCAGGCGGCATTTGTGGCATTTGTCAGGGAGAATGCAAGCGGATTTCCGCCATCTCCAGGGCAGATCGTCGAAAAAATCCAACTGCTCACTAAACCAGAAGACCTGAACGAAATGGAAGCATGGGCGTTAGTGAGTAAGGCTATCAGGAGGAGTGCTTATAATAGCCGAGAAGAGTATGAGAAGCTGCCAGAATCTGTGCAGAAAGCCGTAGGCTCCTCAAATCAGTTGTATGCTTGGGCAATGGATACAGAATACAATGAAAGTGTTGTGAGTAGCCATTTTGTCAGATGCTATCGGACAATTGTTGAGCGTGAGAACACAATTGCAAAGATGCCGGAGAATATCAGAAAACTTATAGGACGGGTAAACCAGAAATTGGATGGAATAGAAAGCAATGCATATAGCATAGAAGAAAAATAAATGTTGGAAGGAGTGAAGAGGTTTGTCCGGACAATAAAGCTGGCTTTACTCCGAGATAAAATGAAAAGCCAAAAGGAACGAAGTGCGGAACTATATAAAAGCAGAAAAGAAAGCGGTCTGTGTCCTAGATGCGGGAAACCGCTAGATAGAAATGGACATTATTGTTCTGAGTGTTTGGAAAAAGAAAGAGAATATCGCAGTGAAACAAAAAAATTTTGTAAGGAAAACGGAATTTGTCCGGTCTGCCATAAAGAAAAGTTGTATGGAGACGAGAAACAATGCATATTATGCAGAGAGTATCACTGGGAGTATGGCATAAAGAATCCACCAACCGATCAGCAGAAAGAAAAGTACAGAAACCGTTTTCGTGAGACACAAAAAAATATATGCAGAAAGAGTATCGAAGGGTATATGCACCAGATGCGGAAAACTAAAAGTAGTTCCAGGAAGAAAAAAGTGTGGAATCTGCCTTGAAAAAGACATGATTTTACACAGAAACAGGAGGGCTTATGAGGTCGAACTTCAGCAGACTAAGTAAGCCGGAAGTTGATCTTATAATTAAAAAAACCAATTTTACAGAAGAGGAAGAAATGATTTTCCATATGCTCTGTCGCGGAAAGAGCCTGGATCAAATATGTTTAGAAACATTTCTTCCAAAATCTACACTATGCCGTAGGATTCATTCAATCAAAGAAAAGGTAGGAGATAATAAAATGAGCGTAAAAGTTCCAATATGGGAAAAGGTGGCACTTACACTAGAAGAAGCTGCTGAGTACAGCAACATAGGAATCAATAAAATAAGGGATATTTCCAATGATCCGAGATGTAAATTTGTAATTTTTGTCGGAAAAAAGCGGTTGATTAAAAGAAAAGAATTTGAGAAATACATTTCTGAGAATGTGGAATTGTAGACTTTTAAAGCCTTATGTGATAATATAAAAAATTGCATAAGGCTTTTCTCATAAAGAAAGGAGAGGCGAAACGTGGGAAAAGACTTGAAGGGAAAAGAGCTTGGTGTTGGGATTTCTCAGCAATCTGATAAATTGTATGTTGCAAGATTTACCGATAAGTTTGGAATTAGAAAAACCAAGCGATTCAAAAAATTGCAGGAATGCAGGCAATGGATTGCAGATGCAAGTTATATCAGCAAACATAGTGATATAGAGAATGCTTCTGACATACTTGTTGATACATGGTATGAGTATTGGATCGGTATAAAGAAGCAAACTGTAAGGCCGAACACGGTTAGAAATTATTCCGAAAGGTATGAAAGAAATATTAAAGGAATTATAGGAAAAAAACTTCTTTCAGAAGTAAAACCGATTCACTGCCAGAAAATTTTTTCTGATATGGCCGAGCAGGGATATAAGACTACTACAATCTATCAGACAAGGATAACTCTTTATAACATGCTTGAATTTGCAAAAGAGAATGATGTAATTTTAAGTAATCCATGTAAAAAATCTGTAAAGAGTGACATTGGAAAACCATCCGAAAAAAAAGTTGCTCTTACCATTGATGAGCAAAGAAAATTTTTAATGGCAGCGGCAGGACAAAGTTATGAAAATCAATACAAATTTATGCTTCAAACAGGGCTGAGAACAGGAGAGCTTGTAGGGCTGAAGTGGTATGATATTGATTTCGGAAAAAGAACGGTTACAATATCCAGGACGATGGAATACAGGTACAAGGTAGGAGAGTGGAGAGTTGGGCCGCCAAAAAGCAAGTCCGGTTATAGGACAATTCCTCTTACGGATGAAGCTATTAGAATCCTTAAAGATCAAAAAGAAAAGAATAGCAAAATTAAAGTTATCAATATTGAATGGAGAGATCAAGTTTTTCTTTCGCGGAAAGGGGAGCCAGTTAAAAACAGTACATATGACACTGCCTTATTTAAAATATGCGATAAAGCAGAGATAAGAAAATTTTGCATGCATATATTAAGGCATACATTTGCAACCAGATGTATCGAAGGTGGTATGATTCCGAAGACATTGCAAAAAATTCTTGGACATTCAAACATAGGGATCACAATGAATTTGTATGTGGATGCTACAGAGGAAGAAAAAACAAAAGAGATGGATCTTGTCGCAGAAGCTCTTAAAGTAGTATAGAACGAAAAAAATTGGTACAGTAATTGGTACACTAGTAAAAATAAACAAAGAAAAATCCTTGAAAATCAAGGTATTTTAGGAGGAAATAGAGAAAATGAAATTAGGCATCGTTGTTAGGAGGGGATTTTTACAAAAATTTTTATAATTTTTCAAAAGCCTACAAAGCTTGAAAAATCAACGTTTTTTGGAGAATTTAACATTACATAAGTATTTATAACTATTTATAAAAAAATAAAAATTGGTACAGTAATTGGTACACCGAAAAGCCTTATGCAATTGAGAATATTATGAGAAGAAAACGAAAATTTTCTTCTCTTTTTTTATGCCAAAATATAAGCAGAAGGAGGGAGAAAAGAATGTTTTCAGATGAAATTTTAGAAAAGATTTTTGCCCGGAAAGAATTGCAGAGGCTTGATTTACAGACACAATCCGAAGTCATTCATGCAATAGAGAAAGTTTTGGAGGAGGTAAAAGAAGATGCCAGTTCCGTATCAGAATAATATGTATCCTCAGATGCCATATGGCCAGCAGCAATACGGTGTAAATTCTTATCTTCCGTATATGCAGCCGAGATTTCAGCAGCCGGAAGTTCCGGCACAGCAGGTTCAGCAACAGACTCCACCGGTGCAACAGATGCCAAGGGGACTTAACGGAATGGTCGTGCAGGCAATCGAAAACGTGACGGCTGATTGCGTCCCGATGGATGGATCAGCAGCTTTCTTCCCAAAGCAGGACTTGTCAGAAATCTATGTTAAAAGTTGGTGTGCTGATGGAACAATACGCACATTGACCTATAAACCGGTTCAACCAAATACACCCAAAGAAGTCCAAGCTGACGCAGATAAAATGGCTTCTGGACTCGTGCAGAACGTCACAGAGGTATTTGAAAGACGCTTCAACGAGCTTTCCGAAAAGATTGATCGGTTGGAACTGTCAATAGCAAGACCGGGAACAAAAGGAAGAACTGCCACAGTGAAAAAGGATGGTGAATCTGAATGAATCCGATGAATTTAATGCAGATGTTTCAAAATCCACAGCAGTTTATGAAAAACATTATGGGAAACAACCAGATCATGAGCAATCCAATGGCTAAAAATGCCGTGGAACTTATGCAGAAAGGGGATGCACAGGGAGTTGAGCAGATGGCAAGAAACCTGTGCAAAGAAAAAGGTCTGAATGCAGATGAAGTAATGCAGCAGATAAAAAGCAAATTTAATCTTTGATAGCATATTAGAGGTTTGTGCACAAAACCTAGGAAACCTCTTTATGAATATATTTTACGGAGGTAAATCTAATATGTTTAATGGCAACAACACACCTTTTACGATGCCGGTAATGCCTGCTAACACAGGTGGTTATGGAAACGGTGGAGCATGGGGAGACGGCGGATGGCTCTGGATCATCGTCGTATTCGCACTTCTTTTTGGCTGGGGAAACAACGGCTGGGGAGGATTTGGCGGAGGAAACGGCGGTGGTTATGTAGCAACAGCAGCTACTCAGGCAGACATCCAGCGTGGTTTTGATAATCAGGCGGTTATCAGCAAACTTGACGGAATTTCTAATGGATTGTGTGATGGTTTTTATGCCGTGAATAACGGTATGCTTACCGGATTCAATGGAATCAACACAAACATCATGCAGACCGGATTTGGAATCCAGCAGGCAATCAATGCAGATACCATTGCCAATATGCAGAACACCAATGCTTTGCAGGCACAGATTGCAAATTGCTGCTGCGAAACCCGTGAAGCTATTCAGGGTGTAAACTACAACATGGCACAGAATACCTGCGCTTTGCAGAACACAATGAACAGCAACACCAGAGACATCATCGACAGCCAGAATGCAGGAACTCGTGCAATCCTTGACTATCTGTGCCAGGAGAAAATTTCTGCTCTTCAGGCAGAGAATAGTGATCTTCGCCGGGCAGCTTCTCAGGACCGTCAGAGCGCACTTCTCACTACTCAGATGGTGGCTCAGACACAACAGATCATTGATGCGGTACGTCCGACACCAGTTCCGTCATATCCGGCATCTAACCTTTATGGTTATGCAGGCTGCGGATGCAACACTGGCTGCGGATGCTGACAACAGAATAATTGTAACTTAACCAAACAGGTTATGTCTGCATAGCAGAATTACACAGGGCAGGCTTAACAGTCTGCCCTTATCATTTATGGAGGTAAATATTATGGCTGAATTTGTAACTGTAGCTGCTCAGGAAGTAGCGCAGAACGGGAATGTGGTTTTTTCAAACACAGCGGTAAAAGCAGGAAACTGCATCAAACACCGGGAAGGTTCCGGAATCATCACTTTAAGAGGACTTACTAACCAGTGTCGTGCAAGATATTTTGTGGAGTTTTCCGCAAATATCGCAGTACCGGCAGGTGGAACAGCAGGTGAAATTTCTCTGGCAATCGCTATCAGTGGGGAACCGGTCCTTTCCTCACAGATGAGAAGTACACCGGCAGCAGTATCGCAGTATAACAACGTGTCCGCTGGAATCTATGTAGATGTACCGGCAGGATGTTGCGTGAACATTGCGGTTGAAAATACCAGTACGCAAGCTATTGAAGTAGCAAATGCCAATATCGTTGTAACGAGGGAGGCGTAAAAGCTATGGATGTTAAAAGAATGTATTGCATGATCGAAAAGCTGGCTGAATGTGCAGAGAAGCAGTTTGATGCTGGAATTGAAAATATTGATACTGCCGAGATGGGACAGGTCGTAGACATGATGAAAGATCTGTCGGAAGCCATGTACTATCGGGAGCTGACAAAAGCCATGCAGGAATTTGATGCAGAAGATGTAATGGAAATGCTTGACCGTTACGGAGATGGACGGAAGTTTTACGATCATTACCGGTATGCAGATGGAAGATTTGCACCGAAAGGACGCGGAACATACCGTCGTGGATATGAGGAGCCGCCCTACTACCACATGACACCGGAGATGTACCGGAACATGGAAAATTACCGTGATATGGACAGAGGTTCTGGCAGAATGTACTACACAGAGCCGTCGATGAATTATGACTCTGGTAGTCACATGGAAAGCCGGTATGATATGGCAAAGCGTAATTATACCGAGAGCAAAGAACTTCACCGTGGCAACACGGCAGAAGACAAGGAACACAAAATGAAAGAGTTGGAAAAATATATGCGTGAGATCGGTTCTGACATTGCGGAAGTGATTTCTGATGCATCATCAGAGGAAAAAGCTCTTCTTAAGCAAAAACTGCAAGTTATCATGCAGAAAATCCAGTAAAAGTGCAGGGTGGTGCGGTTTTGCATCACCCTTTTTGAGGTGCAATTATGTTTGAAATCAACGGTCATAGTTGGAATATAGAATTTGTCCCAGTTACAAGTCCATTCCTGACGCGCTCTGACGGCTCACAAAGCGTTGGTGTGACAGATGCCAACACTTCTACGGTTTACCTATCAAACAGGCTTAAAGGGGCATTTCTGCGCCGTGTGACGGCACACGAACTCTGCCATTGTTTCTGCTTTTCTTTCAACATACATATGCCAATGGAGCAGGAAGAATATCTGGCAGACTGGGTAAGCCTTTACGGAACAGATTTGATCTATTTACTGGATGATTTGATGGGAAGCTTAAACAGAAAATATGCATAAAAATGCAAAGATTTTTTTGTTTTTTCAAAAATTTCCACGGCAAAAAAATACCCCCCTATATCTCGTTTTCTCATCCAAAAATCGGTTACAGGGTCGGTGAAAAAGTGGTGAAATTTTGCGAAAAATTTTTTGAAATTTCCTTGTCACGGAAGGTGAGAAGGTCGAGCTGAACAGTACGCCGGCTTTCCCCCGGTGCAATGCGGCAACATTAACACCGGAACCGGGGTGAAAGAATGCTATGAATATTTTTAATATACCACTATCGGCGCGCACCGTCAACAAGCACACGCCCGGCGGGCTTCTGCTTCTGATCATTTTTCCAGATCCTCCAAATTTTTGCATAGCACGACCCGCCACCCGTCCGCGTCCCGTCCCACGGCTGATAGGGTGTTAGATCTGCGCTTTGCTGGACGATATCGCCGCCCGTTTGCGCTGCCTGACTCCGGCAGAGGGTGAAAGGGTTGACAGGTTCCCGGCTTGCTCCAGATCTGCGGACGGGCGCAGGGATCCGGGCAAGTGCTTTTTGTTTGGCTGCCAGTAATGCGCAGCTATGCCGCTATTAGATCGTGAGTCTATCGCCGGACATTATCCGGGTAGCGGAAAAAGGGCGGACAGGATCCACCCTAAACAACTACAAAATCACCAGGGAAACCGGTTGTAACTATCATTTTGCCATCTGGGCGACGGTAAACAACCCCGCACCCGTCCGAAAAGGTTGACCATACAAGCCAACCGGGCGGCGTGAGGTTTTCGCCTGTTTTACAGTCCCGGAACGCATAACGCGGAGAAATCCCGCTTTTTTCTTGCTCCAGCGCGTTGTTGATCGCCTGCGATTCTGTCACAAGCTCAACGCCGTTTTTCATGTGTAAGACATAGTTATTTTCTTTCATGTTTTCTTTCTCCTTTTCAATTTCATAAAACCGCCGCCGGTAGTGATCCGGCGGGCATCCTCTGCGGCGGCTAATTCAAACAGTTTTCAATATTTTTTGCAAGGTGCGGAAATGCTTTTTCTATGTCTTGCACGCTGTCGGCGTAATAATCGCCAACAATTTTCCCAAAAATGCGAAGATTGCCGGAATAAAACCCGCCTAAATCATTAAAATATATGTCTAATCCTGTCACCTGTTCTGGCTTGTCTCCATACCACATATCAATATTTGTTTTTCCCATTTTCATTTCCTCCATATTTTCAAATTTTCCCGTTTCCGGGTAAAAGCAAGCCGGGAGGCTGTCCCACGGCTGACGCTCCGATCTGGAGCGTTTCGGATTATTGAATTGCTGCACGTTTCAAGATGTCCCAGAGTTCTGCGCGCTTTCCATTTACCATTGCGCGAGAGGTTGCTATATCAACGCCGATCCAGTCAGATAACATTGTTGCAACCGCCATAAATGCGGCGTATTCGTTTTTATAGGCATCGTCAAAAGTCTTTTCATATTCCGCGTTTTCCGGCTCTCTGTCATAATCATCTTCTGCGTGGTTTGCAATTTCTTCCAATCTTTCAAGTCTGGTTAATTCGTTAATCATTTTTTCGATCATTTTATATACCGTCCTTTCTACTTTTGCCCTGTCTCATCAGTGCAGGTGGGGCAGTTCCTACAGACCGCCGGGCGGCGGTTTCGACTTTTTAGACTTCCCTGCGGACACATCCGGTAAATACTTTGCTTGTCTCACCGGGGCATCCGTTCAAAAATTTCTTGCATCTGATGCACATTGAATTGTAATTGCTCAATTCTGAATTGCTGTACTCTTCGCACTCTTTTCTGTACGGGCAAGTAGTACAATCGTTTTCATATTTCTTGCATTCCCTTGTCAGCAGTTCTTCTAATTCTTTGAATCTTTCAAGTTCTTTCATTTTATGTTCCTCCGGTTCTTTATTTGATGGTTTTATTATATAACTAAAAAAAGTTATTGTCAATATAAAACACAACTTTTTTTAGTTATTTTTAATTGACTTTTTCCGATGAAAATATTATCATCTTAATATAAGGAGGAAATGCAAAAATGATTCGTTTTAAGTTTGACGTTGCCGGAGCACTAAAAACCGCAGGAATGACAGCGTATAAGGCACAAAAAACAGGGATTATATCACAGGATACATGGAGGAAAATAAAGGAAAATAACGCAAATATAAGTATGAAGTCATTGAATAATATATGCGCCGTTCTGAATATGCAGCCGGAACACTTAATATATTACGAAAAGGATGCAGCAGAGGAAAAAGAAATAAAAGGAAAACTTGAATTATAGTATTGACAATATAACTAAAATAAGTTATTATAATATTGTCGAAAGGCAATAGGAAAAAGGAGGAACGAAAACATGACAGAAGAAACAAAGATGATTCTTGAGGAGCTTAAAAAGCTGAATGATAAAGTTACTGACATTCAGCTGACGTTGGAGAACGAGACGAACAAGAATATCAAAATAATCGCCGAGGGTCATTTAGACTTGAGCCGCAAACTTGATGAAGCGTTAAAGGTTGACAGCGAGAAAGAAATGCTCATGATCCGGGTTAATCGTTTAGAAAATGAGCTGAGACGATTAAAAGCAAGAGTTGAGGAAATCGCATAGTTGAGAAGGAAAGCCGCTCAGAAATGGGCGGTTTTTCTATGCCAGGATGATAGAATTCTGTATCATAATTCTATGTCACAATTCTATATTATAATTATTATACATAATTCTATATCATATTGCGTATATAAAAATTCTATGTTATAATTCTTATATAATAATTCTTACACGGAGGGAATAACGCAATGAGCACACCGGATTATATTAGACGGTCGCAGAATAACTACAACGCAAAATTCGACATTATTCAGATCAAGGCACCGAAGGGAACAAAGGAACGTATAACAACGCTGAGCGGTCAGAGCATGGCGGCTTTCTGTTTGCAATGCGTTCTTGATCGTCTGGACGAGCTGGAAAGATCAGAAACGGCACCGGAATATAAGCAGACAGCAAATACACCAACGGACAGCGAAAACGCAAATACAACCGCTACAGAAGCACAGACGCAAAAGAAACCGTTGACAGATGACGACATTATGGAGATATGGCGGCAACGTGTAGCGGAAAACGAAAAGAAGAAAGCAGCAGCTAACGAGATGCCACCAGAGCCAGAACAACTACCAGATCAACAGAACGAAGACGACCCGGACAGCGTGAAAATGACCGTGCAGAAAATGCTAGAGCAGATCAGAGAGGGGAAAGAAGCAGAATAGAAAATGTTACAAGTGCAACATAAAAAACCGTTGACATGTGCCACCACGCTGGATATCCTAAAATCACCGAAGAAGCCACCCCAATAGACTCATAGGCGTATTGTATGAGCTGTACATTGATAACTAAATAGATCAACAACTAGAGCAGGCCATCGGATCAAAATCCGGTTTAGGTCTGCTTTTTGTGCGCAAAAACCGGCAGTCCTCGCGCGAATAATATAAACCTTTTATACAGTCTATAAGTATATATAATATATAATACGTCTATAGATCTATGGGTCTTCTGAGGTAAGAGTAGTATATATAAATATATATAGGGCAGTATATAAGCCCGGTAGATAAATAAAACAGTATTGACAAATTGAGAAATTATGGATATTATTATAACTAAATTAAGCCGAGGCGCGCAGGTTCTCCCAGAGTCCGTAGAGGGATACAAGAGCCGATCAACGCGAGAGGATGGACAGAGTAAGGACGGACGCAGTCAAAGAGATACACGCTCGTAGATTAGACTTTAACAGGTCTTTTCTACGGGCGTTTTTTATTTCTCGGAAATTACAGAAGGAGGTGCAGAACATGGAAAAAGTAACAGACTTTCAACCGGATCAAGAATTTTTTGAGACAGATATAGACATGTATTTGCGCCTGTACTGCGAAAGGCGAAATATAGAGGACATGAGAAAAGAGAGTCAGAGCATTTGGAATGCAGCACTTATGTTTATACGCCGTGAAGTATTTAGAGACCGTGAAGCGTTTAGAAACAAGAATCTTATAACTGATACCAACTGCATCATGAATAGTACATGTAATACATATAACTATGATCTAATAGATAGAGTGTGTGATCATTATATATATTTATGCATGGAATATGAGAAAGAAATAAGTGTTCTAGGTTTTAGCAATTTAACTGGAATACCTGACGGAACAATATATGACTGGGGCTATAATCCGCGGGAACTAAGCCGCAAGGGTTCTGAGATTCACAAAAAGCTTTTGAAATACAACGAGGAAAGCTTGGAAAATAAGCTTGCATCGGGCAAGGCTAATCCCGTTGGAGTTATTGCAATACTTAACAGGCGGCACGGCTGGGCGAGTCCATACACGGCAGATAGCAACCGCCAGAGATCGCAAGCATTAACGGCGGATCAGCTACCGCAACTGGGACAGAAAGATCCTGTTTGTCTGCCTGAGATGGACAAAAACGACAATAGCACAGAGATAAACTAGATATAGTATAGCAAAAGCCATAGACACACAATATCTAGTATATTTTTACAACATGTCGTCAAATGATTCTTTTGCGACATGTTTAAAGACCAGAAAAGCACGGGGGAGGGGGTCTAGCAGATCGACGAAAACAGCCCTACTAAGTCCCCCAAATTTCCGAAAAAACAAAAAGACCTCAAGGAGGATAGTTATGTTACAGTTGCCAATTATGTTTTGGATTTTGTGGAAACTCAATGCACCTATGTGGTGTTATGTAGTTTGGACAATATGGCTAATTCTTTTAGTCATTGATTTTTGTTCAAGAATTTATGAAATGGGGAAAGAGGCACAATAAATGACCGGAAGTGAATACCAGAAACTAGCAATGCGGACGTGTAATATACCGCCGGAGAATAAATCAGACAGATTTTATCATGCAGTATTTGGCTTGAACAGTGAAGCTGGCGAAGTAGCAGGAATCCTGCAAAAGAAATACCAGGGACATAAAGCAGATAAGCAGCACATGATGAAAGAGCTTGGTGACTGTATGTGGATGATTGCCGAGGCCTGTGAAGCTATTGGAACTAGCATGGATGCGGTAATGGAAATGAACATTGAGAAATTGAAAGCACGGTATCCAGACGGATTCGATGTTGAAAGATCACTTCACCGGGAAGAGGGGGACGTATAATGAGCGAATTTATTCCAGACCAGATTTTGAAAACAGATTACTCACAGTCATTTGATGAAAAGCGGAAGGGGCTTGTGATTCAGAGCTATTTCAAATATGGCAAAGCCTCTCGGAATTTTAAGACCGGGAATGTGGATGCAATCGGCAGTCTGAAAAAGTGTCTGGGAAAATTTGAAGAAACCCAGAATCTTGAATATCTATGCGATGTTGCAAATTATGCTATGTTCCGATTCATGTTCCCACAGCCGGGTGATTATTTCCGACATACTGATTCTGACGAGTCAGCAGGCATCGTTGGGATGAGCGTTAAAGAAATGGAAGAGTTTAAAAAAAATGAAGATTGGTAATAAAGAAATCAACGATGAATGCCAGAACTGCTCAGAAGTCCTGCAATGTGAATTGTTCCGTCAGGGGCATGGAATTGGGCAGCAACGAGAAAATGTAGCTGCTATGATCGTTTGCCAGTTGGAGCATCAGGGTAAGCGAAAGAAATAATGGGGTATCGCCAAGCGGCTAAGGCACAGGATTTTGACTCCTGCATTCGCCGGTTCAAATCCGGCTATCTCAGCTAAGCGTTGATGTTGTCCTACGCTATACAAAGACAAGGTTTCAACTGGTTATGGAAGGCAAAGCCATTCAAGATTCGTACCAAAAGCTAAAGCGGATCATGATGTCATTGGTTTTCATATGACTTCTTCTCCTTTAAGACCCACTAGCGGAAAGCTGATTAAAGAGCCATCGCACGGCTCGGTGGGTTTTGGGTTTCGCTGCGGTAGTTACCCGTGGATTTCATCATTCCCTGTACAAAAGAATCGCAGCAGGCGATTGTATCAAAAGTGTGGTGCCTTGGCGCAATCGTCTCAGTTCGCCGTCAACGTAAAGGCTGGCAGGTGCTTGCATATCACCTAAAATGTCATGGAGCTGACATATGCAATTTTGGAACATAGCTCAGTGGTAGAGCTTCCGGCTTATATCCGGAGAGTCCCGGGTTCGATTCCTGGTGTTCCAATTTTCTTTTGGCAGCACATCAAGCTCATGGTGATGCTCTATCACGAATTTTGAAATGGAGGGGAAGAAAATATTCAGAAAACTTTTCAACATGTGGATCAGATATAAAACAAAGAATCTCACTCGGATTCCGCTGTTTACAATGGTACTTGATTACCGGAAGTATCAGCAAGATGGCAAGCCGGGGAGCTGCACATTTTACGCTCACCCAGACATTGCTCAGGATGAATTTGTAAAAGAGAAACTTGGTGAAGTTGTTGACCATATCCGGGACAATTACGATCTGGATATTTTTACGAGGGTTTGAGCATGTGTGAATTTTGTGAAAGAGGAAAACCTTTGACAATTGGAAAGACGAACGATTATGGACTTGCAATACAATATCCGAACAAAATTATTGCATTTGGATACGACGTTCACGGAGCTGGTAGTAACGGATTGGTTAAAAAAATCAATTATTGCCCTATCTGCGGCAGAAAGTTGGTGGAAGAATGAAAAAAGCAATGATAGCATTTAAAACAATTTGTGTAATGGCATTTTTTATTCCGAATTGGCTTTTTGCTTCGGTTTTAGTTTGGTATTGGATTGGAGAATTTGCCGGTCGAATCTATTCGGTTTTTGCTGGCAGTGGAATGTTTTATTTGTTCCTGCTTGCTTTAGGAAACATAATTGTAGGTGAAGAAAATGAGCATGGCAGAAGTAATTGAGAGCATAGAAAAAGACATGTGGCGAGATTTGGAGAGACGAAGAATACCGGAAAGCCCGCAGGAAATGATTGATTGTAAGACTTTAGGAGAAGAGCCAAATTCACAGCATATTTGTGGAAGAATATCTGGTGGCTATTCATCAAAAGTGCCGTGCATAAGTAAAGATGATTCAATGCCGGAAGAGCTCAGAAGAGGTGTTGAAGAGGCATTGAAAAAAAGGTATTGCTCAACATGCAGGCATTACATAGAGCGTGACGGAGAATGTTGCAATGCGGATTCTGATTACTGCGGTGGATTCAGAGGTTTAGATGATTCATGCGAACATTGGGAGGGATGGTAATGCGAGTTTTTTTCTATCATTAGTTGGAATTTTATTTCTGACTTTGTACCTGATTACCGATAAAATTATTACCGAAAAAAGACTAAAAGAGAATCAGATTTCTTGGGATGAATATAGCAAAAACATGAGTAAATCTGAAAAAGATGATTGCTACCTTGAATGGTGCAATGAACGAAAAATGCAAATGGGATGTAGTAATTTCTATTTTCCACGAAAATAATAATGTGATTAAAAAACTCCGACTGAATATTGGTTCAGCCGCTAACCTAAAAAAATTATAGGCAGAGGTCTTACAAGCACCTTTGCTTTTTGAAAGTGGAGGTGCTTTTCTATTGGCGAGTTCAAGCCTGATTTCTACGATAAACGGATATGAAAATTACATAGAGAGAAAAGGGATAGATGAACAGGTTATTGACGCATACATACAAGCTGTAGCTGTAGCATTAAGAACAGAACATGATATTGATTATGGGTTAAAAGTATCAGAAAGGGCAAAACGGCTTATAGCTCAATTTGTTAAAGAACATACAGGTAAAGGAATTGCAAATTTAGAGGTTTATGCAAGCGAACATGATACGACATACAAAGTGCTTCAACAATTTTATGATGTTTTAATGTATGAATCTGCCTATTTGGTCGATAGTTTTTTCTATTACATCGAAATAGATGAAAAAGATCCATGGAAGAGATTTTATTTTCCCAGAAGAGAAGTCTTGAAACCGGTAGTAGGAGCATATCAGGAAATTTATGACGGAAAACTAGATTTTCTTTCTGTTTCACAGCCAAAACGTACCGGGAAAACAACCGGAGGATTAAAACTGGCACAGATGATGGGTGGGAGAGATCCGGACGGGAGTATTTTTGGTGTTGGAAAAGGAGAAGGACTAGTAAAGAGGTTTTATGGTGGACTTTTACAAGGTTTTGAGACAGAAAGCACATACAAAAGATTTTTAAGCGTTTTTCCTGAAGCAACAAAAATCAGCAAAGATGGTTATAAAAGTGCGGAGAATCTTTCAATAGACCTTAAAAGCAAAAATATTTTTCCGACATTTACTTGCAGACCTATTGATGGTGCAATCGTAGGATGTACAGAAGCAAATGTTCTTGTCTATATTGATGACTGCGTAAAGAATCACGAGGAGGCAAGAAATAGAGACAGATTAGAGTTCCTGTGTGAAAAGGTTACAGACGATGTTCTTGGGCGAAGGCTAGAGGGCACACCTATTATTATTCAGGGCACAAAATACAGCCTATATGACCCTATTACAGCATTGCAGAACAAAGCTGATGAACTTGGCTGGAGATGGAAAGAAATTGCAATTCCGGCCCTGGACCCAATAACGGACGAAAGCAACTGGGAAATCTATCGTAAAGATAAAAAAGGATTACGGAAGATATTCACAACTGATTATTATCGAAAAGAGCGGAAACTAGTATCGGAAGAAACGTGGGCTGCGGAGTTCCAGCAGGAGCCATTTGAAGCAAAAGGACGGATGTTTGCAGAGAATGAGTTGAATTATTTTGAAGAACTTCCAGTTGATAGAGAACCAGATGCAATCATGGCGGCATGTGATAGCGCAGATAAAGGGGATGATAGCTGTTCTATGCCGGTTGGATACATATATGGAAATGAAGTATATGTTGTGGATGTAGTATTTGACAACGCTGGAACACAGTTCACAAAACCTGAATGTGCAAATATGCTCATTAAGCATAATGTTAAAACGGTCACATTTGAAAGCAATAGTGCTGGAGAATATTTCGGAAGAGATGTAATGGAAATTGTGAAAGAGCGTGGCGGAAGATGCAGTGCAAGGTTCAAGTTTAATTGTGCGAACAAGATAACAAGAATGGAAAACGCAAGGGATAATATCATTCGTGATTATTATTTTCGTGATTTTAAAAAAATGGATAGGCAAAGCCAGTATTACAAGTTTATGAAAGAACTTACAACCATGACGAGAAGCGGAAAAGTTAAGCATGATGACGCGCCTGATTCTATTTCATTGTTTGAAAACGAAATGAGAACAGGAACACCGGCAAAAGCAGAAGCAGCGGTAAACCCGTTTAGGAGGATGTAATGGAGACAAAGAATTACCTTGGACAGATCAAAAGATATGACCGCATGATTGCGAATAAAATTGAAGAAATCAAGAATCTACGGGCGAGCATATACGGGATGCAGTCATTCTCCTGCGGAGAACGTGTGCAGACTTCCGGCACAAAAGACATTGTTGGCAGCGGAGCACCTAAAATTGCTGATATGGAGTCAGAAGTGCGGACTCTTTCCCGGAAAAGAGATGAGATTGTCCGGCAGATTGAGAAGATCCCGGATACGGATATGTACGATGTGCTTGCAAAGCGGTTTGTGCTGGACAAAGATTTTAAGGTAATTAGCGTCGAAATCAAGAAATCAAAGCGTCAGACGTTTTTCATTTACGATAATGCCATTGATACGTTTGAGAAAATGTTTGGATACCTGTACATGGGGGATTAACTGCACCAAAACGCATAAAATAGCATAAAAATGTGTATTTTCTTTAAAAAATAAGTGTTATACAATATGATTGTAAAGTTTTAAGAAACTTTTCTCCCATCGGTAAGAGAGAGCATTGCTGGAAACGGCAGTGCTCTTTTCTTTTGCAGAAATGAGGAAAAACATGGAATACAAACCAAAAACGATATATTGTCCCCTGTGTGGTCGGAAAGTTGCTACATGGGACGGGCGTTCTTCTATGCCAGTGATTGGCAGGTGTAAGAAGTGCAATAAACGAGTTGTCTATTACGTAGACAATGGAGAAACAGAAATTAAAGACATCCCGCAGAGAAATTGTTCTTCCGGGGTTACTTATATGTAGGTGAAAACATGGATTTTGCAAGAAACACAATGTATTTTCAAGACCTTGTAAAAGGAAATTATGGACGAAAAATTGCATATACGGATGCTGAACGAATCACAGATGACAATGTGGTGAAGATAATTGGACAGTGCATTGGTGTTTTTTATGGCAATAAATCAGCAATAAGATACCTGTGGCGTTACTACAAAGGAGATCAGCCGGTGCTTTACCGGACAAAGGTTTCCAACGAGGACATCACAAACAAAATCCTTGAAAATCATGCGTATGAGATTGTCCAGTTCAAAGTAGGACAGACATATGGCGAGCCAGTTCAATTCATTAGCAGGAAAGATGATGATGCAATCAACAATGCTGTGGATGAGTTGAATGATTTTATGACGGATGCCAATAAGCAGGAAAAAGATATTAAATCCGGTGAATGGCAGTCCGCTACGGGAACTTCTTTCAAAGCTATTCAGTCTAAGGAAGGGGAAATTCCGTTCAGAATCACAGCACCTAGTCCGCTGAATACTTTTGTTATCTATAACAGAAGCACGGAAGAACCGGTTCTTGCTGTACAGGAATTGAAGGACGAGGACGGAAGATACTACAAACTGGCATTTTCTGAAACAATGTCTTTCAAAATTGTCAACAGTAATGTTGTTAGCTCAAAACTACATACCTATGGAGGAATCCCGATTGTAGAGTATCCGAACAATCACGAACGTATTTCGGACATTGAACTTGTCATTTCTATGTTGGATGCAATTAACAATATGCAGTCTAACAGAATGGACGGAATTGAACAGTTCGTCCAGTCATGGATTAAATTTGTAAACTGTGATGTAGACGAAGAACAGTTTGCAAAAATGAAAATGAACCATGCTCTCGTCGTCAAGTCCATCAATAAGGACAATAAATCCGATGTGGATATTATGACACAGGAACTTAACCAGACCCAATGTCAGGTGGCGAAAGATGATCTGCTTGACAACCTCCAAGCGATACTTGCTATTCCTAATAGAGAATCGCAAAACTCTGGCGGTGATACGCAGGGAGCAGTGAGTCTCAGAGCCGGGTGGGATTTTTCGAAGACAAGAGCAAAAATGAAAGATCCGATTGTTAAGTCTTCAGAAAAAAGATTTGCTGTTGTTACGTTGAATGTTTTACGAGTGGCAGGACATGACTTAAAACTTTCACTTAGAGATTTTGACGTACAAATAAGCCATAGCCCGTTGGACAATTTATATACAAAAACACAAGCCCTTGCTCAAATGTTGCAATCTGGAATCAACCCAAGAATAGCAGTTGCTACATGCGGATTATGGGGAGATGCGGAAAAAGTATTCTTACAATCTCAGCCATATTTCGATGTTCTGTACAAAACTATTGATGTGATCGAAAAAGAAAATCACATTGATACTGTAAAAAAAGAACCAGAGACTTAGTTTTTTCTGGTTCTTTTAATTACATATTCTGACAATATACTCACCATTAAATTATTGAAAGAACGCATATCTTCTTTTGCGATACTTTCAAGAGAAGATTTAAGTGATTTTTCCATTACAATTGTTGTTTTTACTTTGCTTTCGGAAATTTTACCTTGTGGCATATTAACACCTCACTTTTTTTATAAGTATAATTCACTTGTTAATAATTGTCAAGTTGCTTGCAAGTTACTAGCTATTATGTTATACTTAAAGAAAAGGAGGTTTGTTATATGAAACGACATTACACACATGGACTTACAGGAACAAGAGTATATAAAACGTGGGAAAGTATGAAAGCAAGATGCTACAATCCTAATGACTTAAAATATCCGCAATATGGTGGAAGAGGGATAACAGTATGTAGCGAATGGCTTGGTGAAAACGGAGCAAAAAATTTTGCTGACTGGGCATATTCCAATGGCTTCGATGAGAGCAAACGTCAAAAGCAACAAAGCATTGACCGAATAGATGTTAATGGAAATTATTGTCCAGAAAATTGTAGATTTACAAATGCAAAGGTTCAAGCAAATAATAAAACCAATACGGTATTAATTGAATACAATGGAAAAGCTCAAAGTTTGCAAGAATGGTCTGATGAATTAGGAATATCAGAATCAACCATTCGTTGGCGATTAAACAAAGGGTATTCAATAGAAAAAGCATTGACTACTAAAGTTAGAAAAACAGCCAGTCAAGGGAAAAAGTATTTAACGTACAAAGGAAACACAAAAATAGTTTCTGAATGGGCGAAATATTTAGGAATTAATTCTGGAATATTATATGCAAGATTAAAACGAGGGTGGACGATAGAAAAAACATTAGAAACTCCCGTTGGTGCTGACAAATGGCACAAAACAAAATAATAATTTTAGAAAATAAGGCAGTCAACGAGTAATCGGTGGCTGTTTTTATTTTATAAAAATTCGCAAAGTTGTGAGCGTAAAAATCAACAATGCTATCGGTGTCGTTGCACCGTAAAAAAACGTAAAGCATATCGGAGGTAATCATGAAAAGAGAAGATTTAGTGGCTATGGGAATCAGCGAAGAAAACATTGAAAAAATCATTGCTGATTACGGAAAAGCAACTCAGAGAGCAAATGCAGACATTGCTGCTCTTAGGGAGAAGGCAGGAAAAGCAGATGATCTTCAGAAAAAACTGGATGATCTGGAAGCTGGGCAGTTGACCGAAATTGAAAAAGCCAACAAAGCTCTGGAAGCAGCAAATAAGACTATTGCTGACATGCAGAAGTCTAATGCCATCAGAGATCAGAGAGAAGCAGCTATGACCAATTTCAAAATTACTGCTGAACAGGCGAAAATCATCGTGAAAGACGATGGAAGTCTTGATTATGCAGAACTTGGAAAGATTATGTCCGAAAAAGAAACCGCAGCAGCACAGGCGAAAGAACAGGAGATTGCCAAAAATCAGGATATTCCTGGCGGAGGTGATGGCAATGATAAAGACAAAGAAAAAACCGTAGATGTAAAAAATGCTGAAACTATCAGTTTCGGTAATGCGGCAGCTTCAAAGGAAGCACAAAACCATTATGTGATTTAAGGAGGAAATTTTTATGGGAAAACCTATTATCAGGGAATTTGGACAGAGCAAAGGCATTCTGAAATTCTTCCCGTATGAGGGAGCAGCATGTTTGGTACTGCAGTCCACTGTATCCAGCCCGGATGCAAACGGTAACAAAATCGTTCCGGCAGGTACACCGTGGCCGACCAACGATGATGAATGTCTTGGATACCTTTTAGAGGATGTCGATGTAACCCAGGGCGATGCGCCGGGTACATACGTTTACCAGGGAACAGTTGACTGGGAGAAAGTTAAGGGCCTGACGATTTCAGACGATGCGAGAAAAGCAACACCGAGAGTTACTTTTTACGGCGCACCGAAAATCGCAAGCGTCTAATCGGAAGGAGGAAATAAGATATGGCATTACCTTTAGCAGAAGCCTTTACCGCAAGAAGCCTTGGGGTACTGTGGAATAATTATGAAAAGACCCTTGGTGCAGCACCGTACCTTGGACGTCAGAAATTTGGAACCAGAAAACAGGATGGTCTTTCTCTTCGTTTCATCAAAGGAAAGAATGGTCTTCCGGTATCTCTGAAAGCATCTAACTTCGATGCGCAGGCAGAGTTAAGAGATGTTGGCGGATTTTCCGACATCCAGAACAAAATGCCGTTTTACCGTGAGTCTTACATGGTAACAGAGGAAGAGGAGCAGATGTACGACAACTACAGAAGCTCTGAAAACTCTGCACTTGCAAACGATGTCCTTCGTGAGATCAGTAAGAAACCGATGATGCTCATTGAAGGAGCAAGAGTTGTTCCGGAGCGTCAGATCTGGCAGCTGCTTGCACCGGCTGATGGTATTCCGAGAGTACAGGTAACCATCGGTGGAAAGAGCTTCTATGTTGACTACACAGGTGATGACGGAGCTGAACATAAGAGAGATCACTTCGTTGATATTTCCAGCTCTTCTACTGATAAATGGTCTGCATCTGCAACCGCGACCCCGCTGGATGATCTGATTGAAGAGAGACGTAACTTTGCTAAAAAGACCGGTTATTCTCTTACCAGATTTACCATGAACACCGAAACCTGGGAAATGGTTCTGAAAGCAGAAGACACCAAAAAGCAGGTACTTGGAATCGTGGCATACCAGGGAGGCATCCGTTTACAGCAGTCTCAGGTTACCGAATACCTTAGAGGTTACGGAATCGAGATCGAGGTATACGACAAACTGTATATCGACCCGGCAGACGGCAAGACAAAATATTTTGTTCCGACCGGCGTTGTATCTGCTACCTGTGCAGGCGTATATCTTGGCGATTACGTATTTGGAAAGACCCCGGAAGAAAGAAGTGGAAGCCTTACCGACGGCAATCTGTCCATCGTAGAAACCGGAATTTCCGTATACACCTATGCTACCAACCACCCGATCAATACTCATTGCGTAGTATCCATGATCGGTCTGCCTACCTTTGAGGGAATGGACAGCGTTGTTGTAATGAAAGTTGCGTAGGAGGTGCCGGAATGGTTGCAGAGTACACAGTAAAACGCAATGGAAAATGGTATCACGCAGGAGACGCTATTGAAGAGGTAGAGGAATCTGCCTCTTCTTTGCCTTTTGAGAAAGCGCATACCAAAACAGAAATTAACAGAATGAGCGTTGATGATCTGAAAGCTCTGGCGGCAGAGAATGACGTTCCGGGATATGAGGATATGACCGGTACAGCTCTGAAAGAGTATTTTATCAATATGCTCAATTTGTAGGAGGTTATCCTTATGGCATACACGATGGTTGAGCAGGTAAAAATCCGGTTGAAACAATTTCATATTGATGACAAGGAATCCGTTGTGTTTGACCATAAGGAAGACAATCCTTTGATTGAGCAATTGATTGAGCAGGCACAGCAGGAAGTAATAAGCAGACGGATGTATCCGAGCAGTTATACTCAGGAACAGATTGACAGTGATATGAAGAATTATGAGGGAGTCATAGTTAATCTTGCTGTGTATGACAAGTCACAGGCAGGCGAGGCTTACATGGCTGCTTACACAGAAAATGGTGTGAGCAGAACATGGAAAGACCGTGAAAATCTTTTTTCCGGTGTATATCCGTTTGTAAAAGCACTTTAGTAGATTGAGCGTTACCATTTTCGCGGATCAACGAAAAAGGTAGCAGGGGCGTGCTATAGGTGGTGGAGGGCGGTACGTAAATAAAAATGCAGGAGATATAAATGAAAGACTTTTTATTACAGACATACATCATAGTCCTTCCTATTTTTCTGGGCTATATCGTCTGGCTTCTGCAACAGCAGAAAAAGGATAGAGACGCAAACAGCAAGGGAACGATGCTTCTTTTGCGCGTGCAACTGATTGAGTATCACGATAAATACGTTAAGTTAGGCGAGATTCCGTCATACGCATTTGACAATTTTGTTGAGATGTATAATGCCTACCATGCTTTGGGCGGAAATGGAATGGTAACCAAAATGTATAACGAGATACAGGAACTACATTTAAGAAGTGGAGGGAAAGAGTAATGGACATCACACAGATTGGAACATCTTTAGCAATCATCGTTATCTGCTATCTGATCGGATTGGGAGCTAAGACTATTCCGAGCATTAAAGATAATCTTATTCCGGTTATCGTCGGAGTGTCCGGCGGAATCCTTGGTGCAATTGGAATGTATGTTATGCCGGAGTTTCCGGCAAGTGACATTATGACAGCAATTGCAGTTGGTATTGTGAGCGGTCTGGCCAGCACCGGAGTAAATCAGGTCTACAAACAGGTAAAGAAAGATGCTTGACATCAATAAGCAGTTGATGAAGTATTCGCAGCACGGTCAAAAAGTCACCATCTATGAGAAAGATGATGATGGAAACATCAAATACTACGTGGATGGTGACGGTAACAAAATCCCTTTGATTGCAGATGAGAAAGTTGGTTTTTCAGAACCAAAAGAGTTCTACGCTAATATCAGTAATAAGTTGAGCGAAGTTCTGGTAAAAGAGTTTGGAGTTGATGACAGTAGCACTTATGTACAGATCGTTACCGATAAAGGATACCTTCCTTTGAAAGCCGGTGATGTGGTCTGGAAGAAGTCTGAAGTCGGTTATGATGATTCTGGACTGGTGGACAGCACAACAGCTGATTATGAGGTTAAGGGAGTTGCTGATGAGGGTCTGACTGTTGATCTGTTTTTGCTCCAGAAAGTTGTGAAATGAAAAATGAAAAATAAAAAAATAAATATTCTTGGCACAGAATACACTATTGAGACTCACAAAATATCGGAAGATGAAATTTTGATGCAAAACCAATGGTGCGGGTATTGCGCGGAAGAAGAGCACATTATAGTCGTTGCCGATATGTCAGAAAAGAAATATGTTGACATTGATGGTGAGCAAGCACAACGTTCATTTTGGAATAAAACTCTCAGACATGAGATAATCCATGCTTTCCTTAATGAAAGCGGACTTTCTGCCAGTGCCCACGTTCCAACAGAATCATGGGCGAAAAATGAAGAAATGGTAGACTGGTTAGCAATCCAACTTCCAAAGATCTATAAAGCGTTTTTGGAATTGGAAATCTTATAGGTGCAATATGAGCAAAACGATTACAGTATCATTATCAGAGAAATCATTCCGTGATGCATCAAAAGAGATTTTGAAATACAAAAAAGAAATCGTTGCGAAGTGCCGGATGTTTGCGGAGCGTCTGGCAGAACGTGGTGTAGAAATTGCTCAAATGAAAATTCAAAGCCACAACGCAGTTTATACTGGTGAACTGTGGGCGAGCATACAAAAGACTCCGGGAATGGTTTTAAAGTATGGCAGCACCTATATCGTCTACACGGATTGCCCGTGGGCGAAATATGTTGAGTTTGGTACTGGTATTACCGGTTTGCATAATCCTCACCCGAATGCATCTGTATCAGGTTGGAAATATGATGTTAATGAGCATGGGGAATCCGGCTGGTTTTACTACAGAGACGGAGAGTGGCACTGGACAAAAGGAATGCCGTCCAGACCGTTCATGTACGAGACCGATCTGGAACTGATACTGGAAATTTCAAAGATTGCAAAGGAGGTGTTCGGCAATGGCTAGTGGTAATCAATGGGCATTTGACATTGATACAAATGTGTTCTCAAAAATCTATGCTCAGCTTCATGAGAAGTACCCAAAAGCTCTTATCACTCGTGATGAGCAGTCGAGCACCACACCTACATTCCCAACGATTCTTATACAGGCATTAGAGCCGGTAGAACTGAATCCAGATATGGAAACGCAGATCAATAGCGTGCTGTTTAGCACACAGATCAAAGTAACTACAAACAAAGACAGAAGTACAGCCATGAGCATAGCAAGCGAAGTGGCAAAGCGTTATAAGGATTTATCGTTTCAGTTAATCGGAATGCCTTATTGCCGGAAAGAAGATAAGCTGTGGTCAGCTACCTTCCGGGCAAGAAGAACGTTCGATTGGAACGACAGATTATAAAGAGCAGCAATGCTCTTATTTTTTTACTTATTTTTAGGAGGTAAGAATTATGGCAACAGGCTTAAAAAGTAGAATTGCTTATAAGGAACCGAGTTCCAGCGCGGTAGCAGGTGCTTACTGGGCAGGAACTTACAAGCTGCTTATCAGAGCAAAATCAATCCCGTCCCCGTTCGGCTCCCAGAACATGGTAGATACTTCAACTCTGGAAGACCTTGTTGAGACTCAGGAGATGGGAAGACGTTCTGCTGGTTCCATGGAAGTTGAAGGTGCTTTTGAGAAAAAGTACAAAGATGAGATGGTTCAGAATGAGGGCAAGAAGCTCGACTTCATTATCCTGTACGGTACTGACGGAAAAGGTTCTGAAGGTATTTGTGGATTCATTGGGCAGGAGGCTTTTGCTCCCGGTGAGGCTTCTGACGATCATCTGACCGGTACTGCTACGGTTTCCGTACAGACCGTCCCGAAGTGGATTGAGGATGACTATGATGTTGCGGTAACAGAGGATGAGAACGGTTATCCGACTGCTATTACCCTGACAAAAAAATCATAAGCCAGTACGCTAAAAGCAGAAAAGCCGTGGTGACTGGCTACGATGACAAAACGGCTGAGTCGGAAGTTGATATGTGGTAAAGGTGAAATGTGGGGCGGTCTACGAACTGCCCCCTTTCCTATAACAGATTCATGGAAAGGGAAAAGAAATGAAAGAAATTACAGTTAATGGAAATGACTACAAATTAGAGTTTAGCTTTGAAGCGGCAGAAAGAAAAGACTTTGTGTCTATGATGTTCCGTATTGTCTCCGGTGCAGCACTTCTGGAAGATGCGGCTGACATGGATAATCCGACACCTAAAGACATGATTAACGGAACAATCAACATGGTATCTGATATTCCGCACATCTGCCGTACCGGATTTTTTGTCGGTCTGATGGAGAATAATCCGGTATCAGAGACAGAAGCAAAAGCGCTGATGAAATCATATATGAAAGAGAATAAAATCGGTTATGTAGACCTGTATGAAGACCTGCGCAAATGCATGGAGGAGGACGGTTTTTTCGAGCTGTCCGGAATCACCAAAATGCTGAATCAGATGGCAGAGAATCAGAAGCCGAGAAAAGTGCCGCAGGATCACAAGCAGAAATCAACTGGCACAAAATAATCTGGGAAGAATACTTCCCGGTGGCTTTTTCCATCGGAATTTCAATAGAGGAGTTCAAGCACCTTAATCCCACGAAACTTGGATATTGTCTGAAAGGCTATGCAATCCAGGAACGTAGAAAGGATGCACAGATGTGGGCATGGTTAGGAAATTACGGCTTGTCTGCCGTGGCTACAGCCATTGAACATAATTTTGCAAAACATCCGAAGTCCAAATACATTGAAAAACCGATGCTTCAAGACGAAAAAGAAAATACTTTTGGTAACACCGAGTCGAGAGAGGAATGTGCTGTGTATGAAATGAAGCAGAGAATCAATCTTCTCAGGCAGCAAGGTTTACCAGAAAGTCCTGATTAGGAGGAAATATTATTATGAGAATTAACGTACATGCCGGACATAACCCGGCAGGAAAGGTAGCTTGCGGAGCAGTAGGACTTATCAATGAGTCAACCGAGGCAAGAAGAGTAAAGGATGAGGTAATCAGTCAGTTCCGGCAGCTGGGACATACGGTCTATGACTGTACCGTGGATAATGGCACGGGACAGAAAGATGTATTACGGAAAATCGTGCAGAAATGCAGACTGCATGAAGTCGATCTTGATGTATCCATCCACTTCAATTCCGGTGCGAATGATAAATCTGGCAATGGTAAGACAACCGGAGTCGAGGTACTGGTCTACTCTGCGTCCAGCAAAGCAAAAGTCTATGCTGAGAAAGTCTGTGCTGCTATTGCAAGATTAGGCTTCCGGAATCGTGGTGTAAAGGTAAATTCCAGTCTTTATGTGCTGAAAAATACCAAGGCTCCTGCAATGCTGGTTGAGTGCTGTTTCGTGGACGATAAGGACGATGTGAAACTTTATAATTACTATGAGATGGCATCAGCTATCGTTTACGGAATCACCGGCGAGAAGGTCTCTGCGATATCTGAAACCGAAAAGGCAGATGCAGGTGAGGAAACTACCACTGGCAATCCAAAAGCTCTTTATCGGGTGCAGGTGGGCGCATACGGGGTAAAGGGAAATGCGCAGGCAATGGCAGGTAAACTGAAAAATGCCGGTTTTGATGCGGCAATCGTGCAGGCATAATTTTAGTCTGATTTTATGGGGCAGTAGGTGTCAAAGCTTACTGCCCTTTTTTGCTTATAACGAGCAACCTGACACCGTTTTAGGTGTTCGCTAACCATTTAAAAACTAATGGTGGAGGTGAAATAAATGGCAGCAACCACGATTGATGATCTTCAGATCAAGATTGAAGCGGATGCGAAAACTGCTTCTGATAAGCTGGATGCACTTGCTCAAAGCATGGTGAAACTGGCATCAAGCCTAAGCATCAACGTTGGCAAGATGTCTGGTGTTGCTATTGGACTTAATAGCATTACCAGAGCGTCACAGAATCTCAATTCCAGAAATATAACAACACTGGCAACTGCTATGGGGAAAGTAGCAGGTGTGGATTCTGCTCAAATTTCCAGAGTAGCTGGTTCTATGACGCAGCTAAAAAACAGCGTTTCTGGCGGTTTTAACACCGATATGACCGGAATAGTGAATGTAGCTAATTCACTGTCAAAACTGGGCGGTACAAAGGCTACACAAGGTGCGCAGAACCTTGTTCTCATAAAAGATCAGCTTGCTCAATTTGTGCAAGGCATGAACAGCGTAGGAACATTTACGTTTGACCCTACTGGGCTGACCAACACAATTAAAGCTATTGCGAAGCTGGGCGGAAAGACAGCAACGCAGGCAATGGCAAATCTTCCGAGCATTTCTGCTCAGTTACAGAATTTTGTCCGGCAAATGAACCAGATCGGCTCTATGTCGTTTGACAACAAGAATTTAACCGACCTTGTAACGTCCATAGGCAGGCTAGGAAGTGTTGCAAGTGGGCGAGCGGTAAATAATATACCTTTGCTTGCAAACAACCTTAAATACCTGTTTGAGACGCTCTCAAAAGCACCATACATCAGCCAGAACATTATCCAGATGACCACGGCACTGGCTAATCTGGCACGTACAGGAGCATCTAGTGGTACTGCGGCAAGATCACTTGGGACAAGTCTTTTCTCATTCTCGAAATCTGCCGGTAACGCAAGAAAGAGTGCATTTTCTTTGGCAGGTGCAATCGGTAAGTTTTACGCAACTTACTGGATGGTCATTAGAGGACTTGGACTTTTTCGTGATGCTATTGACATCTCATCCGATTTAACAGAGGTTGAGAACGTTGTCCGTACCACGTTCGGAAATATGGAGTACAAGGTTAATGACTTTGTGCAGAACTCCATTCAGCAGTTCGGTATGTCTGAGCTTTCCGTTAAGCAGTATGCCAGTACGTTCCAGGCTATGGGAACTGCTATGGATGTCGGCGGCAAACAGATCGAGAAAGCAAACAGCTTTTTAAGTGGTGCTACGGATGGATATGTCGGATTGTCAGATTCTATGTCCGATGTGTCTTTGAATCTTACTAAACTGACGGCGGATATGGCATCTTTCTACGACAAAGATCAGGCAGATGTTGCCAAAGACCTGCAATCTGTATTCACCGGAATGGTAGTTCCGCTACGTAAATATGGACTTGATCTGACGCAGGCTACTCTGAAAGAGTGGGCAATGAAGAACGGTATGGATGCTGATATTAAGTCCATGACGCAGGCAGAAAAGGCAATGCTGCGGTATCAGTACGTCCTAGCAAATACCACGGCAGCGCAAGGGGACTTCTCCAGGACAGCCGATACATGGGCGAACCAAGTACGAATTTTGAAACAGAACTTCCAGCAGTTAGGCGGCATTATTGGTGGTGCGCTGATTAACGCATTCAAACCGTTTTTACGGACTCTGAATTTTGTTATGCAGAAGGTAATCAGCTTTGCAACAACGGTAACAAATGCCCTTGGTGCAATCTTCGGCTGGAAATTTGAAGTGTCCGGCGGTGGTGTAGCTGATGACTGGTCAGATGCGGCAAGTTCAGCTGATGATCTGGCAGAAAGT